CCACTGCTTCGATCAAGTCGGTGCATGCCGGCCTCAACTCGGAGACTGCGGAGTATTCGTTCAGCAACACCATGTCCTCGGGGGACATCGTCAACTTCTTCAAGCTCCCGGTCGGTGCGGTGGTGGTGGACGTGATCACGCGCTACACGGCGGTTTCAGGCCAGGTCTGCCAGTTCGGCGTGGGCGACGACAGCGTGACGGAGCGCTACAACGCTTCGATCTCCGCGACCGGCGTCAACCGCGCCACGGCTGGCGTGCCGTTCTCCTACTCGTGGGTCGGAACGATCCGCGCGTATGTGACCGGCACCGGCTCGCTGTGTACTGGCGGGACGATCCGCGTGACCGTGCTCTACAAGGTCGATGACCCGATCGTAACGAACTAAGAAAGGGGAAGGGCCGGGGCGTGAGCTCCGGCCCAGTTTCACGCGTGAATCCCTATCACGACGCAGTACAGCTGTTGAACGCGAACAAGCTGAAGGAAGCGGAAGGCGCGCTCCTGCGGCTCCTGAACGAAGACTTCGATAACCCCGTCCTCCTCTTTGCGCTCGGCATGACGTTCGTCGCGCAGAGAAAGACGGGTGCGGCGTACTCGATGCTGCGCCGCGCTCTCGAGCGCCTGGATGGGGCGGACGAGGCATATCAGCGCCTCGGCGTATTCCAGCCGGATTCATCGAAGGAAGGCAAACGCCAGTTCGTGCGCCGTCAGAAAGCCGAGTGCCTGATGGGCATCGGGCTTTGCTACCGCTACGAGGACAACAAGAAGGAAGCGCAGCGCTGCTTCGAGCAGGGTCTTGCGCTAGCGCCAGACCACGCCGACTTGCACGCGAACGTAGGCTGCATGTACGTGAACGATGGCCGGCCTGAAGGCGGCGTTCGCTGGCTCAACAAGGCGCTTGAGATCGAGCCTACGCACCCGGAGGCGAAATTCAACCTCGGTCTGCTGCAGCTAGAGATGGGTCAATGGAAGGAAGGATTCGCGAACTATGACGAAGGTTCGCACCGCAAGAATGGCTTGGGGCGCACCTACACGCATCCTGACGGCTCGACGTTGCCGATGTGGAAGGGAGAGAGCGGCAAGCGCGTAGTCGTGTACGGAGAGCAGGGAATCGGCGACGAGATCATGTTCGCCTCCTGCGTGCCGGATCTCAAGACCGTGTCCGATCTCGTCGTGCTCGACTGCCATCCTCGCCTGGTGACGCTTTTCAAGCGATCGTTCGGCGTCGATTGCTACGGCACGCGCAAGAACCACGAATATCTCGATTGGGATGTCGCGGGCTACAAGTTCGATGCGCGCTCTCCGATTGGCAGCCTGCCGCGGCACTTCCGCGCGAATGGCGAGTTTCCAAAAGCGCCATACCTTATCTCGGGCCGCAACGCGACGGTAGACGCGCTGCCGGGGTTCAAGATCGGCATCAGCTGGGAGGGTGGGTACAAGGAGACGAGGGCGCTGTTGCGCTCGATCTCGCTGCCGGAGTTCGCGCCAGTCTTCGGCATGGATGCGACGTTCGTATCGCTCCAGTACACGGAGAGCGCGCCGCAGGACATCGCGTATGCGGAGCGACGCTTTGGAAAGCGCATCCACCAATTCGACTTCATCGCAGACAAGAAATCGGACTACGACCTGACTGCGGAAGTGGTCAATTCCTGCGACCTCATCATCTCCGTCAATACCTCGGTGATCCACCTCGCTGGCGCTCTTGGCAAGGAGTGCTGGACGCTGACGCCGAGCAAGCCCGCATGGCGCTACACGACCACGAGCGGAGAGGAAATGCCGTGGTATGGCTCTGTTCGTCAGTTCAGGCAGGGGGCTGGCGAACCTTGGAGTGCCGTGCTTCATCGCGTGCGCGCTGCGCTGGAGGAGCGCATCGGCAAGAAGGCGCTGGCGGCTTGAGCACCTATACGCAACTGCAAAGCCGTATTGCTGACGATCTCAACCGCACCGACCTGACGAGCCAGATCCAGCAGCAAATCCTGCTTGCCATCGAAGCGTATAAGAACGAGCGCTTTTGGTTCAACGAGACGAGCACGACGCTGACGGCGTCAGTTGGTAGCGCGCAAGTTGCCGCTCCGAGCGACCTCCTGCGCATCGACAGGCTATACATCACCATCTCGAACAGGAACATCGAACTGATCGCCAAGGACATCAATCAGGTGATCGAGTTCAGGCCTAGCACGAACGGGCGCCCTCGGGCCTTCGCCTACTTCGGCAATCAGTTCGAGCTGGACCGTAAAGCAGACCTCGCCTATTCGATGCCGCTCTACTACGTGAAACAGCTAACGGCCTTGTCTGCGGGGAGCGATACGAACGGCTGGACGACGGACGGGGAGGACGTGATCGTCTTCCGCGCGGAGAAGATGCTGTACGCGAACGTCATCAAGGACGGCGAGAAAGCCGCGACGGCCCAGATGATGGAAAGCGACGCGCTGACGCGCCTTCGTAGCCTTGGGAGAGCGCGTATCACCACCGGATACACGAAGGCCTACTACCTGTGAAAGCACTCCAGAGAAAAGTGCTTCCGGCTGGTGAGTGGATGCCTGATCTCCCCGACCTCGGCAATAGCGGGATCGTCGCGCAGAACGTCATTCCGTGGAACGGTGCGTACAAGTCGTTCCCTTCGATGGTGGTTCAATCCGGCGCACTCAACGCGCGTGTGCAGGGCGGCTACTTCGCCAGAGATACGAGCGGCAACGTCTACAACTTCGCCGGTACCACGTCGAAGCTGTACGAGCAAGTGGCGGGCAGCGTGAACTACACGGACGTAACGCGCTCAAGCGGTGGCGCTTATGGGACTTCGATAGACGACTTCTGGGAAATGGTGCAGTGGGGAAACACCGTCATCGCAACCAATTTCATCGACGCTCCGCAAGTCATCACTCTCGGCAGCGCGAACTTCACTGCTCTTGGCGGCACGCCGCCTAATGCGCGGCACGTCGCAGTTGTTCGCGACTTCGTAGTGTTCGGGAACGTCAACTATAGCGCTGGCGTGCTACCGAATCGCGTGTATTGGTCCGCGATCAATAACTCCGCCGACTACACCATTGCCGCTTCTACGCAATGCGACATCCAGGATCTTCAGGGTGATGGCGGATGGATTCAGAAGATCATCGGCGGCGAATACGGGCTTGTCTTCCAGGAGCGCGCCGTGTGGAAGATGACCTACGTCGGAAGCCCGGTGATCTTCCAGTTCGATCTCGTCGAAAGGAACAGAGGAGCGTACGCACCTCAAAGCGTGATTGGCTGGGGCAACATGGTTTTCTTCCTCGCCGACGACGGCTTCTATCAGATGGTCGGCGGCTCGCCGGCCATTCCGATAGGCGGCGGCAAGGTGGACAAGACCTTTCTTGCCGACCTTAACACGTCGTACGCCTATCGGATCAACGCCGCCATTGACCCGACGAACAAGCTCGTCATGTGGGCCTATCCGGGGCAGGGATCGACCGATGGCACTTGCACCAGCATCATCATCTACAACTGGGCGGTGAAGCGCTGGGCGCTGATTACTGGAGTCAGCATCGAATGCTTCACGCGCTATGCGAGCACCGGCTACACGCTGGACACGCTCGACACCGTGAGCTCTAGCATAGACGCGCTCACGGCATCGCTCGACTCGCGCATCTGGACTGGCGGCGCGCAATCCATGTCTGCGTTCGACTCTAGCCACAAGCTGAATACGTTCTCCGGCACCGCCATGACTGCTACGGTAGATACGGGCGAGGTTCAGCTAACGCCTGGGCAACGTTCTAGCGTTCTATGGGCGCGTCCGATCACGGACGGCAATGCCGCAAGCGTAGCTCTAAGGTCGCGCAATCGCCTTGCCGATACCGGAACCTACGGCTCCGCGTCTTCGCAGGATTCGACCGGCATTTGCGCCCTGCGCTCGAATGCGCGCTATCACGCTGCACGCACCACTACGAGTGGAGCGTTCAATTTCATTCAGGGCGTGGAGCTTCAGTACACGTCGGAGGGCGAGCGCTGATGGGATCTCTCGCTCTCGCCTCCACGCAAAAAGGTTATCCGGGCGTCAAGACGTTCGACGAAGACCAGGCACGCCATCGCCGCGAATTGGCGGTTGTGGTGAACAACCTTCTCGCAGGAAAGATGAACGTAGTTGGCTCGTTGACCATTACGGCCAACGCAGCTAGCACCACGTTGACCGATAGCCGCATTGGCACTTCCAGCGTAGTGCTTTTGATGCCTACGAGCGCTAACGGTGCTGCGGCACTTGCGAGCACGTATTTCAGCGGATTCGGAAACGGCAGCTGCACGGTCAACCACGCAAACAACGCGCAGACCGACCGTACCTTCAACTACGCAGTGATCGGATAGATATGGCCTCTTATTTCGATGACTACGGCAATCTCGTGAACTACGACGATGGCGCGGCGCCGTGGGCGCAGACCGACGCTGCGGGAAATCCTGTCAATCCCAGCGTCTATATGAATCGCGATCCCACGCAAAGTCCGGTGAGCGCAGATCAGTTGGCGCAAATGACCGCCTACGCTCGGAAATTTGGCGGGTCAGATCCATTCCAGCTTCAGGTCGGGCAGCAGATGCCCACTGATCCTACTGGGCAGGGGCGCTCCCTATACAACTGGGGGAACGGCTATTCGAGCTGGGTAGACCCCAATAACGGCGCTTGGATAGCAGCGCCTCATCATAACGACGGCTTCTTTCAAAAGGACGCCTACGACGCGAGAGCCATGCTTAGCGAGATGCCTGGTCTGGCGATACCGC